TTGTGGGAGGCGCAGATGCGCCACCCGTCGTCCTGGGAGCGGTGGGCCTGATGCTCCTCGACCTCCTCGCCGTCATCCCGGTCCGCGCCCAGCGGTGGCTGTTCCGCCTCGCCGGGGTGTCCGACGGGATACACGCCTGGTTCGACGCCATCTGCCCGTGCGGCGGTGAGCACGAGTGAGCCGCCGCACCTGGGTTGGCACCTTCCTGGCTTTGCAGCAGTGCAAGACCGAAGAGGAAGCGCAGAAGTTGATCGCCAGCCTCGCCAGTCCCCAGACCCGTGAACTCGCTCAGCGCGAATGGGACGAGGTCTATCGCCGCAGCGTCATCCGAATCGAGGCATCGTGACCGCCACAGCCCCCGTCCACCGCGACGCCGGGGAGACCGAGACCGCCGCCGCACGCCGCGCCAGCAAGTTCGCCGCCACGTTGGAGGGCCGCGTCCTCGCCGCCGTCGTCGCAGCCGGCGACCAGGGCCTCACAGCCAAGGAAGCCCGCGAAGCCCTCGGTCTTCCCGTCGAGCGTCACTACTCAGTCGCGCCTCGCTTGAGCGCCCTCAAGCGCAAGAACCTCGTGGAGCCGACCGGCGAGTCCCGCGAGCACTTCATGGCCTACCGGGCGGCGTCATGACCGAGGTCCGCGTCATCCCCAACTGCCTGTGCTCGCACGCGATCTGGCGGCACGTCGCCGAGTCGCGGCAGTGCAAGTCGCGTGCCTGCGGGTGCAGCACCTACCGCCCGAAGGAGGCGTGATGACCCTCACCGTGCACGACGATCTGCTGCAGGGCTCGGACGCTTGGCTCGAGCAGCGACGCGGCATCGTCACCGCGTCCGTCGTCGGCCAGCTCGTCACGCCCAAGACCATCAAGCCGGCCAGCAACGACGACTCCCGCGCGCTCACGTTCCAGCTCGTCGCCGAACGCATCTCCGGCTGGGTCGACCCGGTCTACGTCAACAACGACATGTTCCGCGGGACCATGGAGGAACCGCGCGCCCGTGCCCTCTACGCCGAGCACTACGAGTCGGTGCGCGAGGCCGGGTTCATGGTCCGCGACGAAGGCACGTGGAAGCTCGGCTACTCCCCCGACGGTCTGGTTGGCGACGACGGCCTGATCGAGATCAAGGCACCCCGAGCGAAGAAGCACCTCAAGACCATCCTGTCGGATGAGGTGCCGCCCGAGCACATGCCGCAGATCCAGGCCGGCCTGCTCGTCTCTGGTCGCAAGTGGCTCGACTTCATCTCCTGGTGCGGCGGGCTGCCCATGTGGGTCAAGCGCGTGGAACCGGACCAGCGGTGGTTCGACGCCATCACCGCAGCCGTCAGGGGATTCGAGGAGACCGCTGCGCAGATGGTCGCCGACTACGAGCGGGCGACGCAGGGCCTGTTCCCAACCGACCGCGTCGACTACGACGCCGAGATCCAGGTGGCTGCCTGATGGACATCACCGAGACCCTTGCCCCTACCTCCGACCAGCTTGACGCCATTGAGCTTGTCGCGGGCCCCAGGACCTTCACCGTCGCGGCTGTCACGGCCGGCAACCCGGAGCAGCCGGTTCAGGTGAAGCTCGCCGAGTTCCCCCGTGTGTGGCGCCCCAGCAAGGGCATGAGGCGCGTCCTCGCTGCTGGCTGGGGCGTTGACGCGAGCACCTGGACCGGCCGCAGGATCACTCTGTATTTCGATCCGAACGTCACCTTCGGCAAGGACCGCACGGGTGGCACGCGGATCTCGCACATGAGCGACCTGCCCGGCGACAAGCCGCTGAACGTGCCTCTGCTCATCTCCCGCGGCAAGAGCGCGATGTTCACCGTCCAGCCCCTCAAGGACGCTCCTGCGCCCGCTCAGAAGCCCAAGGTGCCGACCGGCGACGAGCTGATCGCCGACGCGGAGAAGGCCAGCAGCAACGACGACCTGAACCGGATCGCACGCATCGCCGCCGCCAACCTCGGCCCGAGCGAGCTGGCCGCGGTCAAGGACGTCGTAACCGCACGCCGCGCGGAGCTGAAGGACAAGCCCGCCGACGAGTGGCCCGAGGCCGCGCAGATCCCCGGCGCCTGAGCCGTCGAGTCCGGGCGGGTGACGACCAGCCGAACCCCGCCCGGACTCGGCACCAACCACACAACTTACCCACGCATGGGGGACAGAGATGAGCCGCAACTACCGCAAGGAGCGCGGGGCCGAGACGCAGAACCTCGTGGCGTCCGTGTTCCGCGCCGCAGGATGGGACCACGCCGAATCCGCAGGAGCCGGACGACCAGGCCGCGACATCCTCGGCGTGCCCGCGCTCGCCGTCGAGGTCAAGGCCCGCCGAGACTTCAACCCGGTCGGCTTCGTCAAGCAGGCCGAGTCCTACGCCGACGGTGACCTGCCGCTCGCCGTCGTCCGCCCCGACGGCATGGGGCCCGCCACCGTCACCGACTGGCCGGTCGTCCTGCGCTTCGGCGACATGCTCGAGCTGCTTCGGGCGGCGGGCTACGCAGGCGGCGAGAAGTGACCACCGACGACGTTGACGAGATCGCCGTCGAACGTGCCTGCAACGGCGACCGCACCGTCACCCTCAACCGCGCCGAGACCGCCGAGGCGTTTCGCACCCTCAACCGTCGTGGCCGCTCTGCCCAAGAGATCGCCAACCTGCTCGGCGTCTCGGCGCGGACCGTCCAGGGCTGGCGCGACGGCCGTTCCAATCCCATCACTCGCCCAGGAGTCACCGTGGACAACACCAAGGAGAAGATCGCCACCGCCCTCAAGTCGGAGTCGATCACCGTTCGCCGCGCCGCGCTCAAGGCGAACGACGCGCTCGCCCACCTCGACACCGTTCTCGCCGACTGGGACGCCAAGCAGATGGCCCGCGACCGCGTCGCCGAGCTGGAGAAGGCGCTCGCCGAGGCCAAGGCCGCGCTCCACGGGCCGAAGAAGAAGGCGGCGAAGGCCGGGACCGGCGTGCACTCCCGAGCTCGCGCTTGGGCTCAGCAGCAGGGCATCGACGTGCCGCCGCGCGGTCTCGTCGCCCAGGACGTCATCGACGCCTGGAGGCAGGCCACCGGGTCGGCGGCATGACCGACCCCCGCTGCGGCGAGGTCCGCGGCTACCGAGCCCACTTCCGCGAGAACCGCCTCCCCACCTGCAAGCCCTGCCGCGACGCGATGGCCGCCTGGGAACGCGCAGCCGCGATCCGCCGCTACATCAACCGCGGCGGGCAGCTCGTCGACCCGCTGGGCACCCGCCGCCGGATGCAGGCCCTCGCCGCTCTCGGGTGGCCGCTCGCCGAGATCGGCAACCGGGTGGGGATGAGCCCGCAGCAGGTCTCCCGCATGTTCCGCACGGGCCGCGTCCACCGCACCACGGAGGCCAAGGTGCGCGCCCTGTACGACGAGCTGTCGATGATCCCCGGCCCGTCGAAGCGCGCCCGTGACGTGGCACTGCGCAAGGGCTGGTCGGTTCCGCTGGCCTGGAACGACGAAGACCTGGACAACCCCGCCGCCCGCCCCTCCCGCATGGTCTCCGGTCCGCGCGTCTTCGACGAGATCGCCGTCGGTCGTGCCATGCGCGGCGAGCGGATCCGGCTGCGTCCCGTCGAGCGCGCCGAAGCCGTGCGCCGACTGACCGCGCAAGGACTGTCCGCGACCGAGATCGGTGACCGGCTGGGCATCGCTCCGCGGTCCGTGACACGGATGCGAGGTGCGGCGGCGTGACCCCCGAACAGGAGTCCTACCGCGACCTGTGGATGTCCGAGTGCTGGAAGCCCGTCCGCGAGTGGCATCAGACGAAGGACGAACGCCTCGACGCGCAGGCCCGCAACGACCTGCTGACCGAGCGTAGGGACCAGCGGGGTGCTGCGTGAAAATACGTATGCGTGGGGTGACCACTGTCAAAGTTGACAGCGGTAGGATGACGTACAGCACGACACAACAGAAAAAGCCCCGGCGGTGCTGGAACACCCCGGGGCACGGCCAGCTAGCGAGGAGCTGACGTGTCCAGTATGCACTGTCCTGCCCACCATCGGCAGGTGCCCTGATGGTGTGGTTCAAGGTCGACGACACCCTCGCCTTCCACGAGAAGACCGTCCGCGCTGGCAACGCAGCGATGGGGCTGTGGGTCCGCGCCGGATCGTGGGCCGCTCAGATGCTCACCGAGGGATTCATCCCCGACCACATGGTCACCGCCCTCGGCACCAAGGCGCAGGCCAAGGCGCTCACCGAGGCCGGCCTGTGGGTCCGCGAGGGCAACGGCTACCGCTTCCACGGCTGGCTGGAATACAACCCGACCGCCGAGGAAGTCCGCGCCGATCAGGCCCGGAAGCACGAGGCGAAGGTCGCGGCCGGACGGGCTGGGGGGCTCGCGTCCGGCATCGCTCGGAGGAAGCACACGCGAAGCAGCGACGAAGCAGACGCGAAGCAAAACGGAAGCAAAACGAAGCCCCGTCCCGTCCCGACCCGACCTTCTAGTGGTTACGAGATAGAGGGGGGTCACCTACCGAACGCGAGCGACACGCCGCCCCCCCTCTACTCCGACCGGTGCAGCAGGCACGGCAACGACCCGGCACCGGGCAACTGCGGCGACTGCAAAGACGTCCGACTCGCCAACCAGCAGCGACCGCCGCTGACCGTCGTCCGCGAGACGCAGCACTGCTGGGTGCACGACATCGACTACCGCGAGATCTGCAACGGCTGCGAGGCCGACCGAAAGGCGGCGTCATGAGCCTCCACCCCTGCCCCCGCTGCGACTGCGACATCCGCGACGACGTCCCGCCGCAGCCGTCGACGTCGAGCGACTGGGCCCGGCGCCAGGCACGGGAAGCCGCAGCGGCTGCCGTCCTCGCCGCCAAAGAGCGCCGGAAGAAGCCGCGCGAGGTGGAGTCGTGAGCGAGTTCTTCCCCGACCTCTGCCTGATCTGTGCGACCGACACGACCGGCGCGCTGTGCGAGCTATGTCGGGAGGTGGCCCTACCGTCCGCACCGGACCACGACGGAAAGGAGGTGAACCACGAGATGCGCGGCATGATCTCCACGCTCGACAGCAAGACGGCCGCGCGCCTAGTTGTGGCCCGGCACTACCTGCACCGCCGCCCGCCGATCAGCTACGCCTTCGGGCTGCACGTCGGCGGTCACCTCATGGGCGTCGTCACCTACGGCATCCCCGCGTCACGGCACCTGCAGAAGTCGGCGTGCCCCTCGGCGCCGGACAAGGTGATCGAGCTGAACCGGCTGTGGCTGGATGACGAACTCGGCCCCAACTCCGAGTCGTGGTTCGTGTCGCGGACGCTGAAGATGCTGCCGCCGCGGATCGTCGTCTCCTACGCAGACCCGCTGTTCGGGCACTACGGGTACATCTACCGGGCGCTCAACTTCCGGTACGCGGGCTGGACCGACATGGAGCGCAAGACGCCCCGGTACGACTACATCCCGCATGACCCGCGGCAGCACACCCGCGAGGCGTTCCGTTCCGGCTACGCCTACAAGCGGCGTCGGGTCGCCAAGGTCAAGTACTGGATCCCGACCGGCAACCACGCCGAGCGCCGTGCGCTCACCCGTCTGTGCGGGTGGCCGTCGCTGAACTGGAAGACCCTCCCGCCGCCGGTTCCTGAGACTGCGGCCGAAGAGGTGACTGCGTGAACGCCTCAAGCGCCTCGACGACGACCGCGGTGACAGTGGTTCCTTCTTCAGACGCGCGGAGCCGCGCCGCTTCCCACAGCGGGGAGGCGACGCGGATCGCGCGGAGTGGAGTGGGCATGTCAGGCCTTGGTGACGTAGAAGGCGTCGTTGCTGGCCACCTCAACGGCGTATCCGGCTCCGGCCAGGACGTCAGCGGCCTCCGTGGCGAGCTGGGCGGCCACGGCGTCGTCGTCGATGTCGGCCACGACGCGGACCCGGTTGCCGCTCTGCTTGGCCTTGAGGCCCTGGCGGTTGTAGTCGGAGGGGCTGGCCGGGTTGAGGCCCGAGCGGCGGAGAGTGGCGGAGACGGTAGCGGCCTTCGTGGTCATGGGGCAATCATGGGCCCTGTATATACAGATGTCAAGGGGGCGCAGCAGTGACCGTCATCGAGCGCATTGCCCGCGCCCTCTACGCCTACGACAACGACGGTGGCCTGCCGTTCGACGATGCCGACACGGACACCATCGCGCCGTACTTCGACCTAGCCGAGATCGCCGTACGCGAGGTGGAGTCATGACCGTCCTCCTCGCCCTCACCCCCGCGTGCCAGGGACGTGCCGCCCTCTTTGACGCCGCCGTCGACGCCCTCGAGCGTGCAGCAGGCAAGCCCGAGCCCGCGGTCGTGGCCGAGTGTCGCGACATCTGCTCGGCGTGCCCCGCGACGGTGCGCGATGCCTGCCTCGCCGGTGCGCTCGCCCGACGCGAACGGCACGGCGTGTGGGCCGGGCGCACCGCTGCCGAGCTGGCGGAGATCGAGGCGGCGACGTGGCTGCTGGAACCGCCAGCCGGTCGGGTTGCGTCGCGTTCCTGCTACGGATCCGGCTGCGACCACGACGACTGCAAGCGCCTCAACGCCAAGTACGTCGACGAGCGCCGCCATGTCACAGAGGCCGAGAAGCTGGTCGTGCCGCACAAGCCGAACGATCGGCACCGGCGGTGCGAGGGGCAGATCGGACTGGAGGGGCTGTGAGCGAGCGAGAGCACACAACCGAGTGGCGCGCGCTGCTGCGGCAGTGGTTCGGGGGCCAACGGTGAGCGGCTGGTGGCTGCTGCTGGTCGCCCTGGGCCTGTACGTGTCCGGGTTCGAGGGGGGCTGGTGGCTGCGCGGCCGCCGGCACCGCCGACAGCTTATCGGCACCCCGTGCACCCACGCCTGGGGGATCCGGCAGTCACAAGGGCGGGAAGGCTCAGGACGTGGAACAGCTGGACCTTCTGGAGGGGCTGTGAGCGACTATCCGGTGAACGACCTGAGTTGGGCCGTTGACGAGGAGTTTGCCGAGCGCCTTGAGCGCTGGGAGGCCGCACCCGACGCACCCGAGTCCTTCGACGCGACGGCTGCACTGCGGCGGGTGCTGGCGCTGGCGGATCACCACGAGGAGTGCTGCGGGTACGTCACCGTCGGCAGCCTGCGCGCAGCGATCAAGCGGCCGTGAGCACCCAGCACCAGCCCGGCGAGCAGCGGTGGTGTGCGCTGTGCGGGATCCACGTCGTCAACTCGCCGGCCGACTATTCGTGCCCGGTGTGCCCGCCTGAGAAGCCGTGCCCGACGAAGCCGCTGTGGAGTCCCACGTCGCTCGGTGGGCGGGTGCGGTGGGGGCAGGCGACGGCATGACGGCGATCGTCACCCGCGGCAACGCGGCCGACCTGCTAGGCCACGCCGCGGGCGGACGTCGCGCCCTTGTGGAAGCGGAGTCGCAACTGCTCCCACTCGGCGCGCTCGACATCTGTCCATCGCACTCGGATTCGGCCCTCGTCGTAGCGCCGTCGGAGGAACGACACGGCTGCGTCGAACTGCTCGACCTGCCTGACGAGATGGGGACGAAGCAGGACGTGCAGCATCAAAGCGTCGGCCTGGGTGACGCTCACATTGGTTGTCCCGCGCGGCTCTCTGTGCTCGTGCCAGCGGATACCAGCCCCTCGGTAGATGCCGCGTGCCTTCTCGAGGATGGACTCGCTCCCGTTTGTGAACGAGACGCGAAGATGGGGCGTAGCCGATCCGCCGCCGTGCGACAGCCCGATGTGCCCTTCGCCGTCGATGATGCCGGCAAGCCAGCCCAGGTCGGCGTCGGGGACTTGGGGCACCTCGCGCGGCTTCGCCACGCGTGCGGACCGAACGCGGCCCAGGCGACGGCGAGAGTCCTCCCGGTAGCGGCAGGCGTCGGAGCAGTAGCGGCGATTCCAGTGCGCCTGACCCAGGGATGTGCCGCACGATGAACAGTTCATGTGCTTATCGTACAGGCCCCGCAATCGTCACACAGGGGGACGCGCGGCATCTGCTTCTTCCCGACGAGTGCGTGGATCTCATCTGCACGAGCCCGCCCTACTGGTCACTTCGCAGTTACCGCGACGGGGGTGAGCATTACTCGGGACAGATCGGCGACGAGCCCACGGCGGATGGATACCTCGACAACCTGATCGAGTGCACCCAGGACTGGCTACGCGTTCTCAAGCCGTCCGGCAGCCTGTTCGTGAACTTGGGCGATAAATATGGCCCCGACAAGTCCCTGCTCGACCTGCCGGCCCGTTACGCCATTCGGGTCCGTGACGAGCTAGGCGTGATTAAGCGCGCCGAAATAATTTGGTCGAAAGCTAATGGCTTGCCTGAAAGCGTGCAGGACCGTGTGAGGCGAAGCCACGAAGTCGTCTTCCATTTCGTCAAGCAGCCTCGGTACTACTCGGCGGTCGACGAGGTGCGGGAGCCGCACAGCCCGCACACGCTGCGGTACTACTCGGACGGCTCGGCCGCAGTGAGCGGGCGGCGCGAGGAGCGGCAGCGGGGACACGGGCGCGATCCGGAGACGCGCGGCGCGAACTTCGCCACGACGACCAACCCCCTCGGTAAGCTTCCCGGCTCCGTCTGGACGATCCCGACCGCCCCGCTGCGGGTGCCCGAAGAACTCGGCATCGACCACTTCGCCGCCTACCCGCCCGAGCTGGTGCGCCGCATCGTCCTCGGCTGGTCCCCGCGCGAGGTGTGCACGGCGTGCGGGGAAGGGCGACGGCCGGTTCCTGCGTCGGTTGGGCTCGACATGGGTCGTCCGCAGGCTCGGCGCGCGCAGGAGTTGGCCGACGAAGCTGGGCTGACCGAAGCGCACTTCCGGGCGCTGCTGTCGGTTGGGGTGTCCGACACGGGGCGCGGTAAGGCGACGCAGAGCGGCACCGGCAAGAATACCGCCGAGGTCTACGCGCTTGCCGATGAGGCTCGGGCTGCGCTTGGCGGCTACGCGCGGGAGTACCTGCTGCGTCGACCGACGTCGTTCCGGGATGCCTGCGCCTGCCCCGACACCACCGCGCCCGCCACCCCCGGGATCGTCCTGGATCCGTTCGGCGGGACGGGCACCACGGCGCTTGTCGCTTCCGTGCACGGCCGGGTCGGGATCTCCGTGGACCTGTCCGCGGACTACTGCCGCCTGGCGCAGTGGCGCACGACGGACGAGAAGCAGCGCGCCAAGGCTGCCGGCGTCAAGCCCAAGCCCGCGAAGAAGCCCAAGCCGCAGCCCGTTGCCGAGGTCGTGGCGCTCGAGGTGCCCGGCCAGATCGACCTGTTCAGCGAAGGGGAGTGGACGGCGTGAGCGACGAACTGCGGGACGAGATCGCAAGTGATGTCCGCTTCGCCCTGTCGAACATCTGCCGTGACTACTTGGTGCGCGGTGGAGGTCGGTGGACCGAGGCGGTAATCGACGCCGTCCTCGCCCTGCCTGCGCTGCAACAGCTGGTCGCTGAGGCGGCGGAAGCGGCACGGCTACGGGAGGCCGTGGAGCGGGTAGAGGCGCTGGCCTCGGACCTGGAATCGCGCGGCCGTCACCGCGTGACCGAATCACGGCGCCCCGACAACCCCGTTGCCAAGCAGCAACGGTCCGGGGCGCTTGCCCGGCTGGCCGACGTGGATCTACTCCGCCGCGCCCTGGACGGCGACTGATGGCCCGCCACCGCAAGCCGCGGCGCATCTTCCCGCTCGCCATCGCCGACGGGATGCTGGCGTGCGCGGCCGGGCTCGCCATCGCCGCCACCCACGTCGCCCCCGACGCGCGAGCCGCAGCCGACGAGCAGCCGACGCCTGTGGTGAGCGAGCCGATCGCCAGCGGGGGGATCGGCGGGCCGCTGTACGCCCCTCTGCCGACGACACAGAGCGTGTCCGGGCAGTCACTCCAGGCAACCACCGAGAGCGCGCCACGCGCCGCTACAGGGCAGGGAAACACCACATGGACGCAAACGACACCGGCACCACAGCGGTCGACACCCAGCCGTACAACTTCGTCGTCGACACCACCCCTGGCAGCGACGACCACGCCGGCACCGCCGACGACGGACTCCTCGACACCCTCACCCGCGTCGTCGACGCCTTTTGCTGGCGAGTCGACGGCCCCCGCGTCGCAGCCCTCGCCGTCCTCGGACAGCAGCGCATCGTCGACGCCCTCGCCGCAGCCGACGTCGTCCGAGCCCTCGACCGCGAGCACCAGCCCCGACGCTGGAGCGACGAGTCAGACACCGTCGTCTGTGACGCCTGCCAGCGCGCCTACCCCTGTCGCACCCGCGACGTCCTCGACAGGGTGAGTCAGCGATGAGCGAGGGCCGCGTGAGTGCGATTCAGGAGAGGATCAAGACGTGCAGCGACTGCGCAACATCAGGAACGCGGCTATCCCGCCGAAGCCCTCTGGACATAAGGGGCACGTGCTCTCTTGGTCCGGCTGGTGGCAGTCGGGCAATCCGGAGGTCGCGCTGCCTCGCTGGGAGTGCACCTGCGGCGAACCGATCACGGATGCCCCGCAAGCCCGGTGGTATCGGGATGGCGAACTTGGCCCGCTATTCCACGACATTGACGGGAACGCCACGCCTCGCCCCTGGTAGCTGCGAGGCGACACCGTGAGCCCGCCCATAGTCGTCGGCTTCATCCTGTGCGGCATCGGGGCCGGGGTGTTCACGTCCCTGTGGTGGGCAGCGGATAACGACCTGCGCGCCCACACCGAGCGCCTGGCCGTCATCGAAGCCGCGCTCAACCTCGGCGGCGAACCGCTCTCCATCGCCGACCCGTGCGCCACCGAGCCGATGCCGAAGGTGCACATCACCGACGCGCCGACAGCAGTGGCAGCGGCACGGGAAGCCAACCGGGAGCGGCCGACACCGTTCCCGCGGAAGGGTAGGCACAGCGCATGAGTGATCTCGCAGAGTTCCTACTCGCGCGCATCGCCGAGGATGAAGAGGCGGCACGACGTGCCGGATCCGAGTCGTGGCTGCATCGGTCGTTGATGCGGCACCCGACTTCACGCCAGTCCGTCTATGCCGAGGGCCGCGAGATCGCGGAGGTCGAACACGCGGACGGCTGGCACATCGCCCGCCACGATCCCGCCCGCGTGCTGGCCGAGTGCGAGGCCAAGCGGCGGATCGTGGGACATCTCATGCGCTGCCTACAGCCGGACGAGCCCGACATCAGCCCCCAATACGACGACGGCTACATCGACGCTCTCGACTTCGCCCTGAAGCTCCTCGCCCTGCCCTACGCCGACCACCCCGACTACGACCCGGCGTGGCGACTGTGAGCCGGTACCCGCACTGGACCGACGAAGCAGCGTGCGCCGGCAACCCAGATCCGCTGTGGGACGCGCACGTCGACGGCGAGACACCCGAGGTCAAGGCCAAGCGTCACGCCCGCGGCAAGACCATCTGCCGCCAATGCCCGGTGCGCAACGAGTGCCTGGCCGCCGTGGACCCGCTGCGGGACGACGGGATCCGCGGCGGGGTGCTGCTCGAGTCGCTACACGGCAGGGCGTTCGGGGGTTACGGGTCGGTCGAAGGCATCATCCGCAAGCCCTGGAAGCGCAAGGCGGGCTGAGATTCCCTGTTGACATGGCATCGTAAGGATGTATAGTTCTAGCCATGACGACGACGAAGACCCGAGTCACCGCCCTGCACCTCGTCAACGGCCAGAAGGTCGAGGTCACCCGCTACTTCCCCGGCACGCCGGACTTCTTCGACAAGTACGTCAACGCGCCCGCGAAGACGCCCGCGAAGTACGTCGCCCTTGCGGAGATCAAGAGCGTCGAGCGGATGCAAAACCGGCGCTGGATGATCGACACGGACCTCGGGGCGTTCAGCGTGTCGACCAGCGAGAAGGTCACGGTCGTCGAGTGATCTACCTCAGCCGCACGCAGGTCGCGCAGCGCATCGGGGTCACTCCCGGTGCGCTGTCGCGTTACAAGCTGCCGGAGCCCGACGCATGGATCGGCGACGTGCGCGGCTGGCTGCCCGAGACCATCGACCGCTGGCACGAGCAGCGACCGGGACGAGGCGCACGCACCGACCTCAAGTCACAGCGGGCGACACACTGATCACGGTCCGGCGCTTTGGTGTGGGGAAGACGCCACTGCGCCGGGCCACCTACAGCGAGGGGGAGCGCGTGACCACCGTCATCGGTGTCGTGTCCGGCGTCATCACCGGGCTCGCAATGGCCGGGCTCGCGGCGTGCGTGTGGGTGCTGCAGCGGCAGGGCTATCAGGTGGTGCAGGACGTGCCCGACTTCGTCCCTGCTGCGTGGGTGCAAATCGAGGCCGGGCGATGACGGCCTACCTGGCGCCGTTCACCTACAACGCCACGGTGTTGCGGGTGGTCGACGGCGACACGATCGAGGTGGACGTCGACTTTGGCTTCTACCACCACCAGACGCCGACCCCGGTCCGCCTGCTGGGCTGCAACGCCTGGGAGAAGAACACCGAGGCCGGTGCTGCTGCGAAGGCCAACCTTGAGGAACTACTGCCGCCCGGGACGCCCGTCGTCCTCCATACGGCCAAGCCGGACAAGTACGCGCCGCGGTGGGACGCCGATGTTCAGTCGAACGTCGTGTACGGCGGAGGCAAGCTCACCGCGAGTATCAGCCAGTGGCTCATCTCGACTGGCTGGGCCGCACCGTGGGACGGCAAGGGGACGGCTCCGCTGCCGCCTTGGCCGCGGACAGTGGCCGCGTGACGGATCGTCGCGTCGTCCGCATCAGCCCCGGGCAGCAGCGCGTCCTGGCCGAACTGCTCAAGGACGCGGCTACGAACCAGCAGATCGCGCACCGGCTGTGGGTGACCGTCGACACCGTGAAGACGGTCCTGGGGCGGCTCTACAAGCTCACCGGCACCGCCGACCGCACCGCCCTCGTGCGGGCCGTGCTCAGCGGCGACGTGGTCGTGACGTGGACGTGCCAGCAGTGCGGACAGGACGACGGGGGGCACGCGCAGTGGTGCCCGGAAGCGAGGCGAGCAGGATGAGTGCACAGTGCCCGAGCTGCGGTGCCGCACAGCCCGACGGTCTGCTCTGCTACGACGACGCCGTGGCGGTGGAGACGATGCTCGCCGCCATTCCCGAACTCGCCCACCAGCTCGACCTCGCCATCAGCAAGCAGGCGAAGATCGCGGGCGGCAAGGCGGGCAAAGGTTCGGCCCACGAGCGCAGCCCCATCAACTTCGGGGCGATGGCCGCACGCGACGCGCTGCTCGTCGAGTACGCGCTGTGGGGTGGCGACATCAACGCCATCCGCCGGCACCCGCAAGCCGCAGAGATTGCGAGTGGCATAGGCAAGGTTGTGAAGGACGCCTACCGCGCCATCGACAGGGCAGCGGACCGGCAGTACCTCGGGACCTGTCTACACGAGGAAGACGGCGCCGTGTGCCACGCCGAACTGTGGGCACGACCCGGCGCGCACCAGCTCACCTGCTCCCAGTGCGAGACCGTGCACGACGTCCTCGAGCGGCGTGCGTGGCTGCTGCAGGAGGCGGCCGACATGCTGTGCTCGGTGCGTGAGGCGTCGCGGTACGTCGGCGAGGTGGGCAAGATCAAGGTCACTGAGGCCAGCATCCGGGGCTACATCCACCGTGGGCGGATCGCGTACCACTCGGGCAAGATGATCCGGCTGGGCGATCTGCTGGCCGTGGTGCTGGACGAGAGCGAGAGGAAGTCGGCGTGAGCCGCGAAGAGATGGTGCGCGCTCTCCAAGAGCAGTTGGAGTTCGAGGACCGTCGCGGAAGCACCCCGCCGCTAGTCAACTACTGGTTCAAGACCGAGGGCGGTGGATGGGTGCGGCCTGACTGGCGGCGCATTGCCGAGATCGCCGTCGACTCGGTGCTGGCCGATCTGCGGGACGACGCGCCGTCACCCTGAGTTGACAACTGTTCTCATCTGCGCGAACATCGCGGTTAGTTGGATCGGATAGCTGTCCGATACAGCCGTCAGCCCTCGACCCCGTGACCATCGGTCCGGGGTCGTTGTGCTTTCCCGGCCGCGGGGAACGTGCACTGCAACGCGGCGACGAGCAGCGGGCCGCGTCCGTACAGGCAGCCGCCACTCCCCCGGAGCGTGGCCCGTGAAGCTGCGTCGCCCCATCCCGTACCGCTACGTCGAGGCTGGCTGGTTCCTGGCCGCGTGTGCGCTGCTCGGTTCAGCCATCGGCGCCCTCATCGCCGGGCTGCGGTCATGATCCCCGCGCCGCGCCAGCCCACCTGCACGCGCCACCTCCTCTGGATGGCGAGCTGCAGCACCTGCACCGATCAGCGACGAGCACAGCGCGAGAAGCAGGGGGCATCGTGACGCTCTCCACTCTGCGTGACGAACTCGGCCTGGATCTCGTCGCCGCGTATGTGGCGCTCGACCAGGCCAAGGCAGCCCGGCGCATGAAGGACAGCCTGGTCAACCGGCAGGCAGAGCGCGACTGCTACGACGTGATTGATGCGCTGCTCGACACGATCAACGAGAGCGAGGCACGGCGATGAGCGTGCTGCACATCATCCTGATCATCCTCGTCGTGCTGCTCGTGATCTGGCTGATCAGCTCGGTGCTGTGACCCGATGCCGTGGTCGAACGCTAGGCCGAACGGCGGCAAGACCGCAGCGAAGTACCGCAGCAAGGAACACACGCAGGCTCGAGCGCAGCACATGGCCGCACTCAAGCGCGCCGGCTCTGGACTGTGCGCCGAGGTCCGCTGCCTCTACCGATCGCGGCTCATCACACCCGACATGGACCTGCACCTGTGCCACGACCGGGCGACTGGTCGCGTGCTCGGGCTTGGTCACCGCCGCTGCAATGTCACCGAGGCGTCGCGGTATGCGAGAGCTAAGCAGTCCGCTTCGAGGCTTCGATGGTGACGCACGGTAAGCGGCCTTCGAAGCGGTTCGACCCTGTGCGACCACGAGGACGCGTGAAGTTGGGAACGATTCCCGGTTGAGTTCGCATCGTCGCAGGTCAGCGGCTCGGACCCGGGGAGGGACCCCGATCGGTGCGCGATTCCGGACCCGCCAGTCGAACGCGCATACTTACTCCCCGTGACGCCCAGGGAGGCGGCTGACATGCCTCGCCCTCAGGCGCCCGTCGGTGCTCTCCGTAATCCCTCGCCTGACGAGGACCGCCGGACGCGTTTGACGGGCCTCCGTGACCGCCTGGAGGCGGCTATCGCGGACGCCGGACACCGTGACCTCGCGCCACTCGCCGCCCGCTACCAATCGGTGCTCGCCGAGTTGGCCGCCCTGCCTGTTGCTGAGGAGTCGGATGGCATCGACGACCTCAGCGCCGCCCGCCGTCGTCGGCGCGCAGCAGCCTCGGGTTCGTAGCGTCCCCGCGACGGTCTCGACGGCCGGGGAAGAGGCGATCGAACTCGCCGCGCGGGCCGGTCTGCACCTCTACCCGTGGCAGCAGCTCGTCCTCCGCGATGCGCTGGGCGAGACGGCGTGGGGCAAGTGGGCCGCGTTCGAGGTGGGCCTGATCGTGCCGCGCCAGAACGGGAAAGGCTCCGTGCTGGAGGCGCTGGAGCTGGCCGCGCTGTTCCTGGCCGACCCCGATGAGCCTCCGCCGCTGATCCTGCACAGCGCGCATGAGTTCAAGACTTCCGCCGAGCACTTCCGGCGCGTGCGGGACCTCGTCGAGGGCGCTGAGTTCCTGCGCCGACAGGTGCGGATCGTGCGCACGGCGGCCGGTGCCGAGTCAATCGAACTCCACTCCGGCGCCCGCCTTCGATTCGTCACCCGGACCGGCGGGTCGGGCCGTGGGTTCTCGGCCGATCTCGTGGTCATCGATGAGGCGTACAACTTGACCGCCGAGCAGATGGCCGCAGTGCTGCCGACGATGAGCGCCCGGCCCAATCCGCAGATCTGGTACACGTCGAGCGCCGGCATGGCCTCCTCGGACCAGCTCGCGCACATCCGTCGTCGCGGCATCAAGGGCGGCGATCCGTCGCTGGCCTACTTCGAGTGGTCGGCCGAGGACGGCGCGGACCTGGACGACCGCGAGGCGTGGGCGCAGGCGAATCCGTCCCTGGGCTACCGGATCCCGGAGTCCTTCATCGTCACGGAGCGCGCCGCGCTACCCGATGAGCAGTTCGGCCGGGAACGGCTCGGGCTGTGGTCGGATCCGGACCGGGACCGCTCGGCGTTCGACGCCGCGGTCTGGGCCGCGCTCGCCGACCCTGACGCCGCTCGTGGCGCTTCCCCGGTGTTCGGGGTGTCCACGGCCCCGGATCGGTCCTGGGCGGCTGTGGCGGTCTCCTGGCGGCGCCCCGACGGGCTCGCGCAGGTGATGCTGGCCGACTACCGGCCGACGACGACCTGGGTGGCCGATCGGGTCGCTGAGCTTCGGTCCCGATGGGGCGGTCGCACGCTGGTCGACACGGCCTCGCGTGGCCTTGTGGACGGCGCTGTGGAGCCCGCGCAGGCGGAGCAGGCCAAGGCGCACAACGCGCTGTCGGACGCTGTGGAAGCCGGCACGGTGCGGCACGGCAACGAGCCCGCCCTGAACACCGCCGTACGCGCCGCCAGATGGCGCCCGCTCGGCGATACCCGCGTGCTCGACGCCCGCGGCTCCACTGACATTTCCCCGCTGCGTGCTGCCGCCCTGGCCGTGCACGGCTTGACGACTGCTCCTGCGATCGGCGGATGGATGGTGGGCGTGTGAGCGCGGAACTCGTGCACGCGCTGTCCACCAAACTCGACCGCGAAGCATGGGACCGCGCCTGGCTCGCCGACGCCTACGAGGGCGTGCAGCAGATCAGCTTTCTCGACGACGAGATCCGCCGCCAGGTCGGCGACCGGCTGGCGACGGTGGTCGTCAACTGGCCGCGGATCGTCGTGGACTCCCTCGAGGAGCGCCTGGACGTCGAGGGCTTCCGGGCCGGTGGCGAACGGGCCGACGAGGGCCTGTGGAACCTGTGGCAGTCCTGCGACCTGGACGAGTGGTCGCAGATGGGCCACCTCGAGGCGCTGCTGTACAAGCAGTCCTACGCGATCGCTTGGAAGGACCGCGACGGCCTGCGGGTGTCGGTGGAGTCCTCGGCCGAGGTCGCGGTGCAGTCCCTTCCCGGGCGCTCGCGGGAGCTGTCGGCGGCGCTGAAGCGGTGGCACGACGGCTCGAAGTGGCGTGCCGCGCTGTACCTGCCGGACCGGGTGGAGACCTACGCGGCCGACGGTGACCCGTCGCGCCCGGCCCCGCGCAACGCCCTGCTGTGGGTGCCGGATGCCCCCGTGGTGCGGCACTCGGCGGGTGTGGTGCCGGTGGCGACGTTCACCAACCGGCCCCGCCTGGACGCCCTCGCCGGGCGGTCGGAGATCGCCGACGTGATCCCGCTGGCGCAGGCGGTGAACAAGCTGGCGACCGACATGATGGTCACCTCCGAGTATCACGCGATGCCGCGCCGCTGGGCGACGGGCATCCAGGTGCCCGCCGACGGCGCCGAGCGTGAGCGGCTGCAGGCCGAGGCGGCGGCGTACTGGGAGCAGGCCACCAAGTCGAAGACGTGGCTGGCCGGTCAGGGTGTGTCGTTCGGGCAGTTCGCCACCGCGGACCTGTCCAACTTCGTCAACGCGATCGGGATGCTCACCGGGCAGATCGCGGCGATCGCGGGTCTGCCGCCGCACTACCTGGGCGTGAACGGCTCGGACAGCAACCCGGCGTCGGCGGATGCGATCCGCTCGGCGGAGGCGTCGCTGGTGAAGCGGGCCAAGCGCAAGCAGCGCCAGTTCGGCGGCTCGTGGGAACGCATCATGCGCGTCGCCAAGGCCCTTGACCTGAACACGTCGGTGGATGCGCTGCCCGAGCAGTACGCGCGGATCGAGACGATCTGGCGCGACCCGGAGACCCCGACGGTGGCGCAGTCGGCCGACGCGGCGGTGAAGCTCACCCAGGGCGACACCCCGGTGATCACGCCGGAGACCGCCCAAGAGGTCTACCTCGGCTTCTCGCCGGAGCAGATCGCCCAGGACCAACAGCGCCGGGTCGATTCGGCTGCGGCGCTGGCGATGGCCCCGGTGCGGGCGCAGATCGCCGAGGCCGAGCGGCTGCAGACCACGCAGGGCCTGTCGCAGAACGCGGCCCTTGCCGCGGTCGGGCTGCTGCAGGCGGCAGCGGCGAACCGCACAGACGGCAACACCGCCGCCTAACGCTTCCGCCCCCGGAGGGCGGTCGGCAACACCCTTCTACGACGTCCCCGGAGGACGCGCGTGTCCGAATCCCCGCAGCAGTCTGAGCAGACCGAGGCCCCGGAGGCCGAGGAGCAGCAGACCGAAGAACTCTCCCCCGAGGCGCTGCGCAAGCAGCTCGAGAAGGCCCGCAAGGAGGCCGCCAACTACCGCACGAAGGTGCGCGAGTTGGAGCCTGCCGCCAAGCGGCTCGCCGAACTCGAGGAGTCGCAGAAGTCCGAGACGCAGAGGCTCGCTGAGCGTGCGGAGGCCGCCGAGAAGGCAGCCGCCGAGGCGCAGCGCGAGATGGCGCGTCTGCGGGTTTTGTCGGAGATCAACCTGCCAGCGGATCTGCACGAGTTCGTCGTCGGCAACGACGAGGACGAGCTACGGGCGAAGGCCCAGAAGCTCGCGGCGCAGTTCAGCGCCGATCAGCGGTCGGTCGACGTGGGCCAGGGCCCGCGCGGAAGTGCCTCCGCACCAAGCATGAACGACCTGATCCGGCGCCAGGCCGGGCGGGCGTAGCCCCGTAGAACCCCCGATGGGGGTCTACCTACCGAAGGAGTGATCCCCATCGCATACAACAACCTCATCTCGAGGACCAACGCGCAGTCGATGATCCCCGAGGTCGTCTCCAACGACCTCCTCGCCGGTCTGACCAACCAGTCGGCCGCCCTGAGCCTGTTCCGGCAGGTCCGCATGGCGACCAACCAGACCCGGATGCCGGTCCTCTCGGCGCTGCCCACGGCGTACTTCGTCAACGGCGACACCGGGCTGAAGCAGACCACCGAGGTCGCGTGGGCGAACAAGTTCCTGAACGTGGAGGAGCTGGCCGCGATCGTCCCGATCCCGGAGGCCGTCCTCGATGACGCCGGGTTCGACGTGTGGGGTGCGGTCACGCCGCTGCTCACCGACGCCATCGCCCGCACCATCGATGCCGCGGTGTTCTTCGGCACGAACAAGCCCGCCTCGTGGGGTGGCGCGATCGTCACCGACGCCACCACGGCCGGCAACGTCGTGAACCGCTCCGTCGGCACCCCGCGCACGGACAAGGCCGGTCTGGCTGGCTACTTCTCCGACGCTCTGGCTCAGGTCGAGGGTGACGGGTTCGACGCCAACGGCGCCGTGGCGAACACCATCTACAAGGGGATGCTGCGCAACACCCGCGACGCCAACGGCAACCTGCTCGCCGAGGTCTCCCCGACCGGCATCTACGGTGTGCCGATCGTCTACCCGATGCGGGGCCTGTGGCCGGCTGCGGGCACGGGCGCCGCGGAGGCCGTCGTCGGCGACTTCTCGCAGGCGATCCTGGGCATCCGGCAGGACTTCACGTACAAGCTGATCACCGAGGGCGTCATCCAGGACAACACCGGGGTCATCCAGTACAACCTGCCGCAGCAGGACATGGTTGCGCTCCGCATCGTGTTCCGGTGCGCCTTCCAGACGGCGAACACGCTGAACTACGACAACGGCAACGCGGGCACCCGCTACCCGTTCTCGGTGATCAAGCAGGCCGTCTGATCATGGGCCAGCCCACGCAGTCGGCGGGGTCGGCGAACGAGTCCAACGCGGTCTCTCCGTCGGCCGGCTTCATCGGCTGGACGCCGGAGACGGACCGCACGGTCTACCGGGTGGCCTCGAGCAACAAGCGGGGCCCGGCTGAGGTGGCCGACGCCACCACCCGCAAGAAGCAGTTCTTCCGGTGACGCGACACGGGCGGCACTGGCCCCGCGAGGAGCAGAACGCCAACGCCTTCGAGGGCTTCGGTGATCTGTCCGGCGATCCGGCTGCTGCCGCCCGTGTCCGCACAGCGTGGGCGGCGACGCTACCGCCCTACACCGCCGTGAATGACCCACGGCGACCGGAGTTCAACAACGTAGGGAGACGCACCGATGGCTGAGAAGAAGACCGACAGCGGCGAGGCCGAGGTTCAGGCCAAGGTCGACGAGGCAGAGGACAAGGGCTACCTGGGCACCGCCGTGGACGAGACCCCGCGGGAGAACTACACCCTGCAGGGCGTCGTCGAGGGCAAGCCCACCCCCGAGACCTCGCGCGACTGATGGCTGGGTTCGCGTCGCTGGGCGACCTCAAGGAGCATCTGAACATCTCCTCGGCCGCCAGCGACAGCGAACTCCTGCTGATGCTGGACGCGGCCAATGAGGTCGTCTCGTCCATGGTCGGCGATCTTGACGGGTCGACCGTCACCGAGCGGGTCGTTGTTCCGTACGGCGGGACCGTGATCCTCTCCGGCCGGCCGGTCAGCAATGTGCAGCTCAACGGCGGCGCTGTCTCCGGGTTCACCGTGAACAGCGCCGCCGGGCTGCTGTACAACGTCGGCGTCACCGGCCCGGCGACGGTCACCTACACCGTCGGCGGAGGTTCCACGCCGTCCGCTGTCGTGCTGGCGACGCTGATCATCGCCGCGCACCTGTGGGAGACCCAGCGCGGTGCGACCCCGGTCGGCCCGCTGGCGACGGCGGATGACACCGCGCTGACCCCGGGGCTCGGGTTCGCCATCCCGAACCGGGCGAGGGAACTGCTCGAGCCGTTCGTCGGGTCGTCGGCGCAGATCGCATGAACGCCGCGCTGCCTGCCGTGCTGGATCGGCTGGTGTCCTGGCTGCCCACGCTGCCGGGTTGGTCGGGGGTCGCCGTGTTCGACGGCCCGACGCTGACCCGGGACGCCCTGACGACTTTCGTCACAGTCGGTTTTGTCGACGGTGAGGACTTCGGCGGCACGTTCGAGCCGGGCGAATCCTTCGGCGACCTGTGGATCGAGGCCGGCACCATCCGGTCCGAGATCGTGTCCCAGACCGGCGATGACGACATCTCCGGTTGCCGCGCCCGGGTGTTCGCGTTGTTCAACGCGTGGCAGGCCGGGGTGCACGCCGATCAGACCCTGGGCGGCGTTGTCGCCTCGGCGGGGTTGTCGGCGGATCTGCAGCCGGTGCAGAACACCGGCGGCTCGGCGGTGCGGCTCGCGGTGACGCTGACCTACACCGCCCGCGGGCTCTAGCCCTTCACCCAGGCGGCGAGCCCGATGACGGCCGCCAAGATCACGATCGCCAGCAGTAGTAGCAGCGCGCTCTGGATGTTCCGCAGCGCGTCGGCCGACTGCCGTGCGTACTGCTCCATGCGCTGCTCGTGGGTCACGGCTTCCTGACCGTCGATCTCCATTGCGTCACCCTCCCCGATCCGGTTCCGCACGGTACCGCACACCCCTGGAAGGACAGCACATGACCGCCCCTGTCCCGGCTACCGCCGCGGAACTGCGCGAGGCGCAGCTCAAGGAGTACGGCACCTACGTCGCCGTCGTCCCGATCGACATCGGCGGCGCGCGGGCGTTCAACCCGGGCGACCCCGTCCCCGTCTCCCACGTCGACAACGGCGTGGTGGCGTCCGATCAGGTCGCCAAGGTCACCACCAAGGCCGGGCGCGAGGCCGCCGGCGTCGACACCGAGAAGAAGGGCTGAGGTAGATGCCTGCCCCGTCCAGCATCGCCGTCAACGTTCTGACGGACCCCGGCTACCTGTGGATGGCCCCGCTCGGCACCGCCGAGCCCACGGCGGTCGCCGCCGGGTCGAAGTTCACCGACGCCCTGCCCGCCGCGTGGCTGCCGCTGGGTGCCACCACCGAGGGCAGCACGTTCTCCTACTCGACCAGCGTCGAGGCGATCCGGGTCGCTGAGTACTTCGACCCGATCCGCTACTCGACGACCGAGCGTAACGGCTCCATCGCCTTCAACCTGGCGAACTGGACCCTGAGCAACTACAAGCGCGCCCTCAACGGCGGCGTCGCGGCGCTCACTCCGACCGGCACGGCCGGCGCGGAGATCACCACCTTCGAGCCGCCCGCACCCGGCAGCGAGACCCGCGCGATGCTGATCTGGGAGTCGACCGACTCCACCGTCCGCATCCTGTGCCGCCAGGTCATCCAGGGCGGCGAGGTGTCCTCGGCGTTCCAGAAGGCGCCGAGCATCGCGGCGATCCCGTGCACGTTCAACCTGGAGATCCCGTCCGGCGGCGTGCAGCCGTTCAAGATCTGGGGCGCTGGGCTCAACCGTGTCTGATGAGCGGATTGTCCGGTTCCAGGGCGAGGCTTTCCTGGCGGAGTTCCCGGTCCCCCCGATGGCGCTGATGGAGTTCGCTCACATCGCCGCCGACGGGGTGGACTCCTCCGACATCGAGGGCTACGCGGCGATGTACGACCTGCTCGAGTCGGTCATCAAGCCCGAGGACTGGGACCGGTTCAAGCGGCACGCCAAAAAGACCCGGGCAACCGACGCCGACCTGCAGGAACTGGTCGGCAAGGTGGTCAGTGGGCAGACCGAGCGCCCTACTGGGCGGCCCTCCGACTCCTCGGATGGGCCGACGGGCACCGATCTGAAGTCCGAGTCCGCGCCGGAGCCCTCGCCCTCGGAGGAGCCCCTGCACGCCCGGGTGATCCGGATGCACGAGAAGGCCGGCCGCCCGGACAAGGCGCTGATTGTGCTGCAGGCGCAGGAGCAGCAGGCAGCTTCGGCGGTCTGACCGCCCGCGACATCTGCGACATCGCCTACGTGCTGTTGGTTGAGCAGTTGGAGCGGCTGGCGCTGGCCGATCGGCAGGCGTTGCTCGTCCGCGGGGTGACCGAGGATCTGCCGAGCGTGCTGTCGGCCCAGCGGCGTTTCGACGAGTGGCTGACGGCCAAGCCGGAGCCGATTGAGGCGATGACGCCGGAGCAGATCGCCCGGCGCGAGGAACTGATGGCGATGGGGGTGGCGTAGGTGGCTCGCATTGACAACCGGGGCAACCTGCGCGGCTCCCTGCAGAACGCAGTGCCGTCCGGTGCGCGTCGGCTGGGCGGCGCGGACGAGTTCTATCGCGTGTCCAAGGCGCTGAAGGCTGCCGGTGAGACAGAGCTGCGCAAGGAGTTGGACAAGGCTGTTCGGCAGGCGGCCAAACCGCTAATCCCGAAGGTCCGCGAGGCCGCGCGGGAAAACCTGCCCAAGCGCGGCAAGCTCAATGAGCGGATCGCCAAGAAGCCGTACCGGGCGCAGACCCGCACCGGAGTCAACACGGCCGGGGTTCGCATCGTCGGCACGAAGGTCGATCCGCGCATCAACGCCACCGGCCGGATCGCCCATCCGACGTTCGGCCACAAGCCGATCGTCGTGCAGTACGACCGGGCCGCCCGCGGCTACTTCGACGAGACGCTGCGTGAGGCGGCGCCCGAGGTGCAGGAGGACGTGGTGGCCGTGGTGCGCCTGTTCCACGCCCGACTGCTGCAGGAGATGGCGAAGTAGTGGCGAATCTGTCGCTGGTCTTCGACGTCCTCGCGCGGGACCAGGCGTCTGCAACCCTCCGCAAGGTCGGCGACGAGGTCGAGCGGACCGGTAAGAAGACCGAGGGGCTCAGCGACTCACTCGCCGGGCACGCCCAGCGGGTGGACGGGTTCGCCTCCTCGATCAAGGGCTTCGGGGCCACCATCGGTGGCCTGGCGCTGGTGAGCACATTCAAGGGCATCTACGACGCCGCTGCGGAGTCGGCGAAGATCAGCCGACTGACCGAGAACGTCATCCGCTCGACCGGCGGCGCGGCGAACGTCAGCGCGAAGCAGGTCGGCGACCTGGCGACGGCGATCAGCAACAAGACCGGCGTCGACGACGAGGCCATCCAGTCCGGTGAAAACCTGCTGCTGACGTTCACGAACGTCCGCAACGAGGTCGGCAAGGGCAACGACATCTTCAACCAGGCCACGTCGGTCATCACCGACATGTCGGTGGCCCTGGGCCAGGACACGTCGACGTCGGCGATCCAGCTCGGCAAAGCGCTCAACGACCCCATCAAGGGCGTGTCGGCGCTGCAGCGGGTCGGCGTGTCCTTCACCGAGTCGCAGAAGGACCAGATCAAGACCCTCGTCGAGTCCGGCAAGACGATGGAAGCCCAGAAGCTGATTCTGGGCGAGTTGACCAAGGAGTTCGGCGGGGCGGCGGAGGCGGCTTCGACGCCGCTTGACAAGCTTCTCGTGCGGCTGGGGAACATGGCCGAGGAGATCGGCACCGCGGTCACCCCGGCCGTCAACGGCATGGTCGACGCTCTGCAGGCGACCCTCAACGTCGGCGGCGACGTTGTGGGCTTCATCGGCGGCCTCCCGGGTCCGCTGCAGGCTGCGGCCGGCGCCGCCACGATCTGGGCCCTCGCCGGCGACAAGATCACGGGCGCATACGGCACCGCGCGGGACAAGGTCAAGGCGTTCCGTGAGGAAGCCGAGCTGCAGCGGGCGCTGATGTCCATGCAGTCCCGGGACATCTCCGACGCCGACCGGGCGCTGGGCGGGCTGGGCACGAGCCTGGACGCGACCGGGGCGAAGTTCGGCACCGCCAAGGCGGCGGTCGGCGCGTTCGCGCGGGCCATCGGCCCGGAGCTAGCTATCGCCGCCGGGGCGTTCGTTGTCGGCGAGATCATCGACGGCATCCAGTCGCTGACCCAGGCGTCCGATGACGCCAAGGCCGCCGCCGAGGGCCTGGCGCAGTCGCTGAACCTGAGCGATGCCGCCTCCAACCGACGTGCCGTTCAGGACGCCATCAAGGACGTTGACGGGCTCGTCGAGGTTCTCCAGCGGGCGGGCGTGTCGTCCGAGACGGCCACCGCCGGCCTGCTCGGGAACAAGCGGGCGCAGGACGAGGTCACGGCGGCCCTGCAGCGCTACATCGGCACGGTCAACACGCGCGGCGACGACGGCGCCGAGTCGGTGCGGCAGGCGCGGATGGCCTACGAGGAGTTGGCGACCGGCTACGGCAACGCGGCCAGCAACGCCCGCTTCTTCGGCGACGCCGCGACCGCCTCGGGCGCCTCCGCGCAGGGTGCTGCGGACGAGACCTCCGCCGCGTCGGAGCAGACCCAGGCCGACGCCGAGGCCGCTCAGCAGGCCCTCGACGACTGGATCAACAAACTCGCCAGCATCGACGACGCTTTCGTCGACCCGCTCAGCACCTACCAGACCATGCTGCAGGCGGCGGCGCAGTCCACTGCGGACTCGACCGCCTCCCAGAAGGACTCCTGGAAGGACTTCGTCGACACCACCAAAGTCAACCTCGACGACTACGCGGCGAAGCTCGAGGAGCAGATCGCCAACCAGGAGAACTGGCACAAGAACCTCGCCATCATCGCTCAGCGCGCCGGGTACGACGTGGCGACTCAGTTGCAGCAGATGGGCTCCGACGGCGTGGGGCTCGTCGCGCAGATGGCGAACGGTACCGACGCCGAGATGCAGCGCATGGCTGGGCTGCTGCGCCAGGACGCCGCGAATGGTGGCGCGGGCGCGGCGCAAGCCCTCGACCAGCAGATGAAGATCATGGCCGCGATCGGTGCGGCCGGGGCCAACGCCACGGCGACGGGCATCGCGTCCCAGCTTCAGATCGGCGCCGACGTGGTGGCTCGAGTCGCGCAGCAGTACGGAGTCAACCTCGCCAACGGCATCAACCCGCTGCTGACCTCACTCGGCAAGGGCCAGGTCATCTGGGACCGGAGCGTGGTGGCCGGCTACGGGCACTTCGCGGTGGGTGGCTACACCGGAGACGGCGCGAAGTACACCCCGGCCGGCATCGTGCACCGCGGCGAGTTCGTGTTCCCGCAGGAGTCGGTCAACCGGCTCGGCGTCGGCTTCCTGGGCGCGCTGGCCGGGCTGCCGGGCTACGCCACCGGCGGCTTCGTCACCGCCGCCGACGTCCCCCGCCCGCCGTCCACGGCCCCGTACCGGCCGCCCATCTCACAGGCCGGCGACGCCACCATGAGCACCGCGCACGACGCGGCCGTCGACTGGATCAACAAGAACATGCTGTCCTCGGTCGACCCGGGCGGCTCGGGCGTGCAGCGCTGGGCCTCGCTGGTGCTGCGGGCGCTGTCGATGATGGGCCAGCCCGCGTCGCTACTGGGGGCGGTACTGCGGCGGATGAACCAGGAGTCCGGCGGCAACCCGCGGGCGATCAACCTGTGGGACATCAACGCCAAGCGCGGCACCCCGTCCAAGGGCCTGATGCAGACCATCGACCCGACGTTCCGCGCCTACCACTTCCCCGGCACGTCCAACGACATCTACGACCCGCTGGCGAACATCCTGGCCTCGATGCGGTACGCGATGGCCCGCTACGGGTCGCTGGCGGCGGCCTACAACCGGGCGGGCGGCTACAAGCTCGGCACGGACTTCGTGCCCGAGGACGGGCTGGCCTACCTGCACCGCGGCGAGGCCGTCGTGCCCGCGGACAGAAACCAGGGCGCCCCGTGGACCGGTGGCGGCAGCGTCGTCCTGCAGCTCGACGGCCCGGCAACTTCGGCACTCCTCGAGGGGAAGGCGGTCACCGTGCTCGCGGACGCGTTCGCTGCCCGGTCCGACCGCATCGCCTACGGCTCATGAGCGTCATCACCGTCGCCGCCACCGTCGAGGCGTCCAACGTGCCGCCGCGGGTCAAGCTGGTCGCCACCGACACTGGCAGCCCGGCGTTCGTGACGACCACGATCTTGCGGAACGACCCGGACGGCTCGCAGGTCCCGGTGCGCACCGCCACCGGCGGCGGGGCGACGCTGTCCGGTGGCACGGTCACCGTCTACGACTACGAGATGCCGTACGGCCAGGCGGTCACCTACACGTCGCTGGAGACCCCGGCGAACGTGACCACACCGGTGCAGGTGGACGCCTCGCAGGTGTGGCTGATCCACCCGGGCATCCCGTCGCTGTCGCTGCCGATCCGGCTGGGTCGCGGGTCGCTGACCAAGCGCACCCGGGCGGTGACCCGAGCGGTGTTCTGGCCGATGGGCCGCTCCACCCCGGTCGTGATCGGCGACGGCTCCCGCAAGTCGATCGAGTCGCAACTGGTCGTGGTCACCGCGACCATCCCGGAGCGGGTGTCACTGGAGGAGCTGACCGCGGACGCCTCGCCGCTGCTGCTGAACGTGCCGACGACGCTGGGCTACAACTTCGAGACCTGCTACATCTCGGTCGGCGACATCGACGAGACGGTGGTGACCGAGATGGTCACCGAGACCTACATGACGGTGACGCTGCCGTTCACCGTCGTCGATCGCCCGGCCGGTGGCTCGCAGTCCGCGCGCACCTTCGCGGACCTGCTCGTGTACCCGAACCTGGCGGCGCTGAAGAACGCCTACCCGACTTTCGCCGCTGTGCTGGCCGGACCGTAAGGGAGCGTTGTGGCTGTCACCGGCAAGTTCTACGGCCTGGCCGTGACGTCCCTGCTCAACGGGCAGATCAACTTTCCCACGGCGACGGTCAAGGCGATGCTGGTCACCAGCTCGTACTCGCCGAACCAGGACACGCACCGGTGGAAGTCCGACATCACGGGCGAGGCGACCGGCACCGGGTACACCGCGGGCGGGCAGACCCTCACCAGCAAGACGGTCACCTACACGGCGGGCACGAACACGACGGCGATCGACGCGGCGGACCCGTCGTGGACGACGACCACGGTCACCGCCCGCTATCTGGTGGTCTACGTGGACACCGGCACCGCGACGACCTCGCCGCTGATCTGCTACGTCGACTTCGGCGCCGACGTGACCTCGACCGGTGGCACGTTCCTGGCGCAGATCCCCGCGGCGGGCCTGGCGACCATCACGGCGGCCTGAGTCGTGGCAGGCGCTCTCCGGGCCGTTGCGACCGCAGGCGGCGGGCAGTCCTCCGGCGTCACCACGCTGACCATCACCGTGCCCACCACGGGCGCGGGCGGGTCGGTCGTCGCCGGTGACTACGCGCTGATCACCGTCGGCTCGTTCCTGAGCACCCCCGTCCCGTCGACGCCGTCGGGGTGGACGCTGCTGCAGTCGGGCAACGCCGGGGGCGGGGCGTGGCTGTTCGGCAAGACCCTGGTCTCCGGCGACGTCGGCGCCAGCGTGTCGTTCACGTTCTCCTCGGCGGTGCGCGCGGTCGCCAGCATGGTCGTCGGCTCCGGGGTGACCGCGACCGGCATGGCCTCGGCGGTGCTGCTCGAGTCCTCGTCCACGTCGACGCCGACGCTGCCCAGCCTGACCGGGGTCGCCTCCGGGTCGCTGGTCGTGGCGTTCATGTCGCGTCGCCGGCAGAGCACCCCCGCGCCGACGGTGACCGTGCCCGGCGCCTACACGCCGCAGCCGCAGGTGTCGACCGGCTACGGGTCGTCACCGGAGATGGCGCTCGCGGCCGGAACCCTGGTGCAGCCGTCCACCGGCAGCGCGGGTGGCGAGTCGGGATCGTCGTCGCAGGCCACGGGCGGCACCGACTTCCTGGTGGCGCTGCCCGCATCCGTCGCGGGCGGATCCGGTGCGACGGTGGCGCTGGCGACCGCGACGGCGACGGTTGCGGTCAACCCGCTGACCGTGTCCGGGGACGGGCCGTCACTCGCCGCCATCGACACGTCGTGGCCGCCGTTCCCGTACCGGCAGGCGCTGCGCAGCGGTGGGTTCGACCTCACCTACACCGTGTCGGCCACCCTCGGCGGGGTGCCGGTGCAGGGCGCGCAGAACCTGCAGCCCACCGGCGGCACCATCGTCGACACCACCAAGCCCGGCTCACGCTGGGTGCTGAACCTCGAACTCGCCCCGGAGATCGTCAACGGCCAGCAGATCTACGACCTGCTCACCCCGGTCGGCACCCGGCTGACCGCGACCGCGCACGTCAAGTACCCCGACCAGTCGGTGTTCGACATCCCGATGGGTGTGTACGTGATCGGGCAGGAGTCGGTCACCGAGGGCGGCGGGGCGCTGCAGATCACCGCACCGGACAAGTGGCAGCTCATCGCCAACGCCCGGTTCCTGGTGCCGCAAGCCTCCACCCCGGGCATCCCGGTGACGCAGCAGATCGTGCAGCTCATCCAGGGCGCGCTGGGCGGGCAGGAGACGGTGAACATCACCGCCACCTCCTCGGCGACCGTCGGGGCGCTGACGTGGGACCGGGACCGCGACAAGGCGATCCTCGACCTCGCGGCCAGCATCGGCGCCTGGGTGTACTTCGACCGCACCGGCCAGTGCACGATCGCCGACATCCCGACCATCGGCGCGTCGGCGGACTGGCTGATCGACGCCGGGCAGTCCGGGGTGGCGATCTCCTTGGACCGGCACCGCTCCCGCGAGGGCACCTACAACGTGGTCGTCGTGTCCTCCTCCGCGTCGGGCGGGGAAGCGTTCGACCCGGTGTACGTGTGGGATGGCGACGCGAGCAGCCCGACCTACGCGGGCACCGACCCGCTGGCGAATCCCGGTTCGGCGGGCCCGTTCGGGATCGTGCCGACCTTCTACTCGTCGCCGGTGCTGTCCAGCGTCGGTGAGGCCCGCAACGCCGGGCTGTCGATCCTGGCCCGCACCATCGGCCTGTCGTCGCAGGTGTCGCTGTCGGCGGTGCCGAATCCGGCGCTGGAGGCGTTCCAGGTGCTCGACGTGCTGCCCCCGGACATCGCCTACGGCCCGACGCGGGTCCTCGAGCGGCATGTTGCGGACACGGTGACGCATCCGCTGGTGCTCGGCACCGGCAGCCCGCAGCAGATCCAGGGCCGCTCGACGCGCACGGACTTCACCTCGGATGTGAGCGGATGACCACGCTGGAAGAGGCGCGGCGCCGCCTGCAGCGCGCGGTGCACCGTGACGCCGATCAGCAGTCGGCGCGGATCGGTGAGATCCCGGCCGATGCGGCGGTGATCGGCACCGTGACCGGCATCGACGTCGGCGTGGCGCGGGACGGCCGCAACGTCGTGCGGGTGACCTACCGCGGCGGGGAGACCACCGCGGCGGGCTGGAACGTGGCGCAGACGTTCGCGGTCGGCGACACCGTGAAGTGCACGTTGACCGGCGACCACCAGTTGTTCATCGACTACATCGTGGGCGGCGCGCCCTAAGGCTGCATCCACCTCTCCGCGAGCCACAGGAAGACCGCGGAGAACAGCCACAGCCCGGCGCAGACCGCGACGACCATCAGCATCCACTCGCCGAAGCCGAGTGAGGCGACCGCGCCCGTCGGGTTGGCCCACGTCACCAGCCAGTAGATCCCGGCGAACAGCAGCAGCGTCGCCAGCCACAACAGCGCCAGGAACCGGAGCGTCCGGCGGGACTGCTTCGAGATCACGGCTGCCATGCCCTCATCCTCCCCCCGTCTCGTGACAGGAGTTCCGGCTTGCATACCGACCCGTTGAGCGGCGCCCGATACCCGGACTCCACCGACACCCCGGACGTGTCCGCGTACATCCAGAACGCCGTCAACGACCTGTCCGACCACGTCGGCGGGAACTTCACCACCACCGCCGCCCGCGACTCCGCGTTCTCCACATGGGTCGCGCAGGGCAACACGATGGCGAACGGCCTGCAGTGCCGGGTGGCCGGCTACCCGCAGGTGTACCGCTCCGGCGCCTGGCACGGCATGGTCACGATCCCGCTGACCACCACCACCGCCGACGCCACGCTCTACACGACCACGCAGAACGTGATGACGCTGTCCGTGCCCGACCCGATGTGCCCCTACCGGCTGCGGGTGTCCGGGTCGGTGCTGCTGGCGCAGCTCGGCGCGGGTGTGACCGTGCGCCTCGAGATCCGCGTCGGCGGCTCGGCGATCAACCCGCTGGGTGCCAACGTCGCCAACGCGGGGGGTTCGACGCTGACCGACATGCTCGCCGTCACCGCCGCCACCGGCTACTCCAACCAGCTCTCCGGCGCGCAGACCGTGACGCTGACCGTGGTCAAGCTCGGCGGGGCGGCGGGGAACGGTTACCAGTGCTGGGGCACGTCGGGCTACAACATGCTCGCCGTCGACGTGGTCCCGGTCTGATGACCAACATCGTTCCCGGCGCGCTGTGGCGGCCGATCGACGTCGGGAACCGGGCCGCCCGGCGCAAGGGCCGCGGCCTGATCGGGCACATCGCGGTCGTCAACTCGACCCTGCTGATCCCCGGCCCGCTGTCCACCCGGCCGTCCGACTGGCACTTCTATCTGCCGAAGAACCCCTACCCGACCGGTGAGCGGTTCGCCCAGCTCATCGACCTGGACCTGCAGTCCTGGTCGTCGGCGGCGGGCAACGCAACCTGCCCGTCGTTCGAGTCCGAGGGCGGCGTCGGCGCCGACGTCAACGGCCCGTGGACGCCGAATCAGGTCGAGGGCGCGGCGATGATCCTCGCCCACCTGCACAAGACCGAGGGTGTGCCGCTGCAGGACATGGTCAACAGCCTGCCCACCTCGCGCGGGTTCGGTGTGCACCGCTACGGCATCGACCCGTACCGCGTGGCCGGCGGCGAGAAGTGGTCCTCGGTCTACGCCAAAGCCTGCCCGGGTGACACCCGAGTCAAGCAGGTCCCCCAGATCATCGCCCGAGCCCAGCAGCTCGTGAACGGAGCCGACGACATGCCCCTCAGTGACGACGACCTGCGCAAGGTGTACCAGGCGGTGTGGTTTGGCATCGCCGGTGCGCAGCTCATCCCGAACCTGCGCCGCGACCCGACCGGCAAGGTCGGCGAGTGGCCGTTCACCACGCTGGGCGCGATGGACGGCCGCATTCAGAACGAGATCCTGCCGGCCGCGCTGCAGCCGATCAAGGACGCGCTCGCCAAGGCCGGGCCCGCCGTGAGCGTGGACGCCGCGTCGGTCGCCAACAGCCTCGCCGGGAACCAGCAGTTTCTGGACTCCCTCGCCGACGCGCTCGCCGCGAAGCTCGGCGCGCGGCTGACCAACGGCTGATTGCCGCTTCTCGCACGAGACCACGGGGGACATGTGGAGTGGCTCAGCGGTCTGGACTTTGGGAACCTCACCGCCGGAGCCATCCTCGCGATCTGGGTTCTGCTGATCATGCTCGGCAAGATCCCCACCCCCGGGCAGATCAAGGATCTGCGCGAGGACTGCGCCGCGTGGCGGACGTCGTCTGATAACTGGCAGAAGTCCGCGCACGAATCGGGCATGGCTGTGCACGAACTGTCCCGGGCTGTGGACAAGCTGATCGCCCAGGGTGAAGCCACCAACCATGCCCTGACCGAGATCCAGCAAGAGCTGACACGCGGATGGGACCGGCCGTGAACTGGCCTTGGCGCCGCAAGCGCCGCGAGCGTCGATGCCCCTCGGAGGAGGCGCAGCACGCCGCGCAGGAGTCCGAGCGGGCCTACAAGGACGCGCGGGTGCAGCGCGCCATCGCCGAGGACACCCACATCCGGGCGACGGAGACCGCCGCCCGCCTAGACGCGACCCGCCGCCGGAACCACTTCGGCGAGGCGGTCGCGAAGAGCATGAGGAGGGCCTGACGTGCCACCGTTCTACGAGCAGTGGCAGTTCTGGCTCCTCGCCCTCACCCTGTGCCCCTGGCTGGCGTTCGTGTCGCTGTACGCGGCCCGGTCGCCGTGGTGGCGCTGGCCGATCGGCCGGTCGCTGATGCTGTCCAAGATCGTCATCGTCGCCGTGCTGATCAACGGCATCGTCGGGCGGATCTGGCCCAGCTATCACCACCTGCGCAGCGTGGTGTACGTGGTGCTGATCGGCGGGTCGTTCCTGGCCGGCTGCTACCAGTTGCTGAACCTGCGGCGGGAGCAGCGTCAGGACCGGGACGCCGCCGACACCCCGCGGCGCCGGGCGACCGACCACCCGAGGCGATAGGAGCCCCGTGACCGACCCCGCCGCGGTGTACGTACTCGACCAGGCGATCATCGACGCCGGCCGGGCCCTGGCCAATGCCGAACTCGAGCGGCCCCGCGACCCGCAGAAGGTCGCCGACCTGCGCCAAGCACTGGTCGACGCCCGCAAGGCGCGGGGCTGGCCCTATGCCTGACGATCTGCTGCACACCCCGCTGCCCGACCGCGCCCACGAGGCGCTGCGGCAGGCGGTCGTGGAGGCCGTCGACGGGCTGACCGAGCAGGTGGACCGGCTCGCCAGTGCCTTCCTGCTGCTGTCGGTGACCGCGGACATGGCGCAGGCCACGAAGAACACGGTGACCTCGGCGGGCGCGCAGATGCAGGCGCTCGCGCAGCAGGTGG